GCAGCGGTCCGGTCTGGGCCGGTCCCTCTGTACCCGTACGTACTCCTGGACTGGTCATGTCTAGACTGGTGTGTACATGGTGTGTTCTGGGCGTCTGTGCCGACGCCCTTTCGTTGTCGCTACCGACGCCCTTTTGAGGATCCGACCCCCCTGAAAGGGCGTCTGTGCCGACGTCCTTTTCACGTGGAACGGGGGTGGAGCAGCCACCCTCCCTGGCGTCCGGGCAGATCACGTAGCGGCGGGACCGCCGGCGGCCCCCTCCGCGGTTGGCGCCCCGGCGCAGGACCCCCTTCCGCTCGAGACCCCGGATGGCCCGCTGGACATTGCCCTTGTTGCCGATCCCGGTCTCCAGGGCGATGGTCACCAAGCTCGGCCAGGTCAACCCCTCGCCGTCCGCCCTGCGGATCAGGTAGACCGCCACCAGGATCTCGTTCCTGGTGAGTTCCGCACCGCGCCTGACCAGCTCCGCGATCCGGTCCATCCACCCCGGAGATTCACGACCCCGGGTCTCGCCTTCCTTTCCGGGGCGTGCTACCTTTCTCGCGTCGTCGCTCAACACAACGACACATCCTACTTTCACCTCCGAAGGTAGTTGAAGCCCCGGCCCCGCAACCGGGGCTTCTTTTTTGGGCGCGCCCGTGGGATCCTCGGGTCCGTCATGGAGGCCGTGGTTCGTAACGCCGGTGCAGCACCACCCATACCGAAGGGCGACATGCTCGCCGAGGGCGTCGATCGCGAGACAAACCTCAAGATGATCGCAGCCCGCTGCATCGTCGCCGTCGTCGTGAACCCGGAGATCAAGTTCACGGTCGACGCGATCGCCAGGGCGACGGGTCTCGCGCGCACCGAGGTCCAGGAAGCCGTCACGTCCGAGGAGTGGCGCTCCATGCTCGACGAGAACCTCAAGGAACGCTGCAAGATGCTGCTGGCCCGGGGACTCGATCGCATGGAAGAGATCATGCTCCGGAGTGGGAGTGAGGTGAATCAGATGGCCGCGTTCCGGGCGGTGACCACTCTGCAGAGGACCCTCACTCTCACACTGGACTCACACGACAACGCGGCGGGCGAGAGCAAGGCGCTGGAGATGCTCAACGAGCTCCGCCGCGCCCAGCAGCCGACCAAGGTTCCATTCAAGGAGATCGACGCAGATGACACCAACGGTTCAGGGTAGGGGATCCTGCAGGGCTGGGGCCGACTACATCCACCTTCTGCTGCCACCGCTGCACGAGAAGACCAAGAGCGGCATCGTCATGCCCGATCAGACCCGCAAGATCCGCAACTACGGCCGCGTTCTCTCCAAGGGGCACAAGGTCGAGGACGCACACATCTGCGTCGGCGACGTCATCCAGTTCGATCCGAACGGGGCGCGCGCGATCAAGTTCTCCGAGTTCCAGGAGGAGATGGTGGTCGCGATCACCGAGATGCAGATCCTCTCGATCGTGAACGACTCGTTTCTCACCGAGCACAACCTCCCCATGCCAGGTCGGGACTACCCGATCCCGGATGCCGAGGAGCCCGCGCAGGCTGGGTAGGACACCGTGCCTCTGCTCGGCTCCGAGTACCAGATCCCCGATCCGGAGGAGTTGGAGAGGGCTGGATACGATCACAAGGAGCGCGTGCAGCTGGAGAACTTCGGCTCCGCGCTCCGGAACGTGGGCGATCCGATCAAGCGGTGCGAGATCGGCAGGGAGTTCCTGCGCACGCTCTGGCCGGACGAGCTGGAGTACATCAGCAAGACGCACTGGATTGCCACCAAGCAGGCCGGTGTGCGCGCGCGCCTGGTTCCCAATCCGACCCAGACCAAGTTCTACAAGGACGTTGTCCTCAAGTGCCGGGAGGAGAACCTTCCAGTACGGGGCATCATCCTTAAAGCGAGGCAGCTCGGATTCTCCACGTTCATCCAGTCCTGGCAGTATGAGCAGGCCGACCGTCACGACCTTCGCGTTTCCGCGACCGTGAGCTACGACGACGCCTCCACCAAGGAGATGTTCAACAAGGCCCACATGATCCACCGCTGCATGTGGTTTCCGAGGCCCACCACGTCGTCCCGCCGCGGCTCGATCAGCTTCGACAACGACTCCGCCTTCCACACCTTCACCGCCGGCAACATGCGCGCGGGCCGCTCCTACACGTTCCACAACGTCCACATCAGCGAGTTGCCCATGTGGGACAACCCACAGGAGACCATGACCGGGATCACCGACTGCGTGCCCGCCACTCCCGGCACATGCATGGTGATCGAGTCCACCGCGCGCGGAGCGATGGGCGAGTTCTACGACCGCTGGTGCGATGCCGAGCGCGGACGGTCGAACTTCATTCCGTTCTTCGCCCCCTGGTTCTGGCATGAGGAGTACTCCATGGAGTTTCCTTCCGAGGACCACAAGCGACTGTTCGGGCGCGAGCTCTCGAACAAGGATCGGGCCTACATGGAGAAGCACCGCATCTCGCTCGAGCAGATGCGGTGGCGGGCCTGGAAGATCAGCGAGCACAAGGGCGAGAGGCGCCGCTTCCAGCAGGAGTATCCTGCCGAGCCGGCCGAGGCGTTCCTGGCATCCGGCTTCCCGGTGTTCGAGCCCGAGATGGTCATGAGCCTGCGTAGCAACGCCGCCAAGCCCATGTTCGTGGGAGAGGTGGGGATGGCGCCGTGAATGCTGAGCTGTTCCCCGGTCAGGGAGGCCGCTTCCGTATCTGGGACCACCCGAAGAAGAAGCACCGCTACGTGGTCGGGGTGGACGTGGCCACGGGCAAGGTGAAGGACCGCACCAAGACGGCCCTCGCAGCGCTCGGCTCCTACGACTCCAAGAAGCCGGACTATTCCGCCGCCATGGTGGTCGAGGTCGAGTCCGGTCAGCATGTGGCCTCCTGGCACGGCCACCTGGACGCGACCCAGTTCTACCCGATCGTGGCATCCATCGGCTTCCTCTACAACACGGCCCTGATCGTGCCCGAGATCAACGGACCCGGCCGGACCGTGGTGGAGGGGCTCACGATCATGCTCCGCTACCCGAAGGTCTACCGGGCCAAGCGATGGAACCGGGCCGATCCCAAGAACCCTGTGGTGGAGGAGTTCGGGTGGAAGACGACCGAGGAGACCCGCCCCAACCTCATCGCCCGCATCAGCGAGCTGCTCCACAAGGGGGCCTTGTTCACCAGGGACTTGGATCTGATCCTGGAGATGCAGAGGATGCAGATCGACCCCAACGGAAAGCCCACCGCCATCGGTAAGGACAAGGATGACAGGGTGTTCGCGCTGGGGATGGCTTTACAGGGCAGGCGGGAGATGCTACTAGGGTCCGTGGATACCGACCTCGGGGGCGATGATCTCCCTTCGGAGGACCGCGAGGTCTGGAACTACATCGACCAGCAGAAAACCCGAAGGGCGGCGGATAGGGACCTTGGAAAGCATCGCGGCAGTCGCGCTCGCAGGCGTCTCAGGAGCCTGTCTCGCCCTGTGCGTCTTCGCCCTCTGTAGGTTCAGCCGGGATGCGGCACGCGAGGCAGTGCGGCTGCAGCGCGAGACGGTCAACCAGGCCAAGCAGTTCCGCGCCATCCTGAAGGATCACGACGACTTCATGATCCGCACGCTCATGGCCAACTCGAAGGTGCTGCAGAAGGCGGTCCTGGAGGACGCCGGCACCCTGGCCATCGAGCGCAACGGGATTGGACCCTACCTGCGCAAGCCCGGCGCCATCATCGAGCGCGAGATCCACGAGATCATGCAGAACACCGGGCTGTCCAGGGAGGGCGCGATCTCGTGGATCCGAGAGTCCTTCGATCGCCAGGGGGTGAACGGTGCTAACTAGCGGACTCGTCGGACTGAGCGAGCAGGACCGGATCTCCGAGGTCTACCCGAGCAACAAGCGCGTCAAGAAGATCCCGGACGACGACGCCTTCTCGCTGGTCTCTGCCCGCGCCCACCGCACCGGATACGGGCGCGACGCCGCCAACCTCGCCCGCCAGCGCTCCTGGTTCTTCCAGGTCATGTTCTACATCGGCCTGCACAACATCGACTCCGCGGCCTCACTCCCGGACCTGGACATCAACTTCGAGATCGGCGAGTCCGGCTACGTCGCCAACCACATCTTCCGGATCGTCCTCTCGAACGTGTCCAAGAAGAGCAAGGCCCGCCCGTTCTGGGACGTGCTGCCGAACTCCCCGGACTTCCAGGACCAGGAGTCCGCCAAGGTGGCCAAGGTCGTGCTCGACCACTTCTACGAAGAGGCGGGCATGAAGAAGTACCGCGCCGAGCTCGCCTTCTGGACGGAGGTGTGCGGCACCAGCTTCATGTACGTGGACTGGAACCAGGACGCGGGCAAGGTGTCCAGGGTCTACAAGGGGCTGTATGGCGACCGCGGTGCGATCGCCGCGCAGAACCTCCTGCCCAGGGAGAAGAACCTCCTCGAACAGATGGGCTCGTACGACGAGAGCGCGGAGGGTAACTGGGATGTCGAGTGCCTCGGCCCGTTCAACGTCATGCTCCCGGACGAGTATGTCTATCTGGAGAAAATGCCCTGGGTTCTCATCAAGAGGATCGTGCCCCTGGACTGGGTGTGGGACCGCTACCCGAAGAAGGCCCCGAACATCTCGGCGGACGAGATCGGCACGGACGAGACGGACGAGTATCTGCGCCGGCTTCCCACCCTGACCAAGCGCTCCGGGTTCTCGGTGCCGACGCGCGGCGGACCGGACGACGAGTCGGTCATGATCCGCGAGTTGTGGGTGGCGCCCTCGGGGCGCTTCCCCAACGGGGCCAAGATCGTCACCACGACCAAGCAGCTGCTCTCGAACGAGGAGCACCCCTACAAGAAGTCGGGGATCGAGTCTCGCTTCCCCCTGGTGGACTTCCACCACGCGCGTGTGCCTGGATCGTTCTGGTCGATGGGGACGGTCGAGCACCTGATCGGACCGCAGCGCGAGTACAACCGCGCCCGCACCCAGGTGATGGAGCAGCGGGACACCGTCTCGCACGCGCAGTGGCTGGCCCCGAAGGAGGCCGAGCTCGACAACACCGAGAACGAGTATGGCAGCATCCTGCTCTACAGCGGGATGTACGGTAAGCCCGAGCTGGTGCAGCCACCCTCCCTCTCGCAGGCCCACGTCGCCACGATCCAGGACTCCCTGAACGACATGGAGCGGATCAGTGCCAACTCCCAGGCGTCCATGGGTGAGGTCCCAACCGGGCTCCGCTCGGGTGCCGCCCTGCGCGCCCTGCAGGAGAAGGACATGGAGGTTGCGGGGCCGACGATCGAGAACATCGAGCACGGCTCCCAGAAGGTCGGCACGCACGCACTCCTGCTGTTCCACGCCTACGCATCCGCCCCCCGCGCCATCCGCATGTACGGCAAGTCCCGCCAGCTCGATGTGGCCCTGTTCAAGGGCGCGGATCTGCGCGGCAACACGACCGTGCGGGTCAGGCAGGGCAGCATGATGCCGAAGTCCCGCGCCGCCACCGAGTCCACCCTCATGGACCTGATCGGAGCGGGCGCGATCATGCCGGCGCAGAACCCGAAGGACCGCCGTCTGGTGTTCGAGGCCCTGGAGGTCGGCGACATGGACGCGCTGTTCCTCGAGGAGGACCTCGACCGGCGCCGGGCGCAGCACGAGAACCAGAAGTTCCTCAAGCCGCCCGCCGGTCCCGAGACCGCGATGGCCGAGGTCATGGACTGGGACGACCACCAGGCACACCTCGAGGAGCACCTCAAGTTCCTGAAGACCGACTCCTACGAGAGGCTGCCGCCCTTCAGGAAGCTCATGATCCAGGCCCACGTGCAGAAGCACTACATGGCCGTGGCGCAGATGCTCCAGGCCCAGGCCATGTGGCAGGGCATGGGTTCGGGAGGCGGCGGATCACCGCCCGCAGAGCGCGGGCAGCCGAGCCCGCCGCGCGACCGGCAGCCCACCCCAGGCTCGGAGAGCCGCAACGGAACCGCAGCATGAACGAACACGATCACCCATCGTCGCAGGCGAAGCCGGAGGGCCCTCTGGAGCAACCGCCCGGGGGCTCTCCGGCCGATCCATCCAAGCCGCGCAAGAAGCCGGGCCCGAAGAAGGGCTACAAGCGCAAGACCACGGCCAAGGCGGCGCCGGACGAGAAGTCCATGACCCCCCAGGAGGCGGTGAGTGCCTTCCTGGAGCTGTCCGAGAAGCTCTCGCCCGAGGTCCACGACCGCCTGCGCGAGGTGGGTGTGGTGGTCCCCCGCGGGAACATCAAGGACGCCCTGCAGGGCAAGTACCGCCTCGGATACCGATGTCCGTGGTGCAACGGCGTGCCGATCTACTTCGTGGGCGAGGGGGACAACTGGATCGAGGCCGAGCTCGCGGACGGCGAGATCGAACTCATGCCCCCGTCCAGCGTGCCGATCGAGCAGCTCGCCTGGATCCAGCCCGGCCAGGACCCGCGCACGGTCAACCGCCAGCACCCGTCGTGCAAGTGCGGCGCCGGCGTGGATCTCGGACCCGGCCGCACACTCAAGCGCCGCCGGATCGTGAACATCTCCCGGTTCACCGAGTCTCGCGACCTCTCCTACGATCACGTCAAGGCCAAGAAGAACCTGCGGCGCAAGGAGTTGGAGGACATGAAGGCGTCCGACGGGTCCATCCCCGCCCCCCAGATGTCCACCAGCTACGACGACCCGCGGGATCTCCACGCCAGCGACTTCCTCTCGCCCCAGCAGAAGGCCGAGATCTCCCAGGTCGCCGAGGCCCACGATCTCGCGGGGATGCTCTCCAAGGTTTCAGGTAAGCCGCGATGAGGGTTGAGCTTACGCCTGAGGTCATGGAGAAGTTCACCCCTCAGCAGCAGGAGTGGCTGCTCCGCCACGCGCGCCGGCAGCAGGGTGTTCCGGAGCCCCTGCCGCCCGTCCAGGTCCGCAATCCCCTGCGGGTCACGGGCCGGGTGGATCAGCAGGAGCTTGCAGAGAAGTTCCGCCGGCGTCAGAATGCCGGCCTTCCGACGTTCGATGGCCCCTACTAGGGAGGCAAGAAAGGATGAAGGGCAAGCGCAAGAGCGCCGTTCCGGAGCCGAGCAAGCCGTCGGTTCCCAAGAACGCCACGACCCGTGGGACCATGCGTGGTTCCGCAGGAGAGACCGGACGCGCGAAGCCTCCGGGCCTCGGCAAGACGGGTTCCAAGAAGGGCAACCCCTAGCCACTGCCTTCGGGCAAGCACAACACCGCGGGCTCTGCCCGTGTGATTTCTAGACCGGCAACGAAACAGAGAAGCCTGTGACCAGCGACATCCCGACCGGCCTGAAGCCGACCCAGCCTCCATCAGATCCGCAAGACGAGATCGTGGAGAACCTGCGTCCGGCAGACATCGACGGCCAGCCGGCTGGTGCCGACCCGGGGCAGGAGTCAGACGTTCCGAGCCAAGGCGATTCCATTCTCCAGGGCGAGCATCTCGTCGACTGGGGGGGGGTCCGTCGCAAGGTCAAGATCGGTGATCTGGTGGAAGCCGCAAGAAAGGGCGAGTCCCTGGAACAGCGGGAGCGAGCACTGGACGAGAAGCTGCAGCAGATGGCGCAACAGACCGCCCTGCTCCAGAAGCTCGACAGCCTCGAGCCTCCCCAGGCCCAGATGCTCGGCTATCTCTTGCAGGACCCGAGCCGACTCTCGGCTCTGGCGCAGGCGCCGCAGCCTGCTTCGCCGCCCGCGGAGGCAGAGGACGAGGACAACCTCGACGACCTGATCTCCGGGCACAAGAAGCGAGGTGGGAAGATGACGCCCGAAATGCAGCAGCTACTCCAGCGGATGGCGCAGATGGAGCGGACCACCGCCCAGCTGCACCGGTTCGCGAACGACGAGCTGGGCAAGCGCCACGAGCAGACGAGGAAGCAGAGGGTCGAGGAGGTGATGGGGTCCTTCCCGGTGTTCGGGGAGTCTCCTGCCCTCCACAAGCTGGCACTCGATCACATCCTGACCAGCCTCACAACCAACCCGAGCCAGTCGATCGACGACTTGGTTGCGACCGTCGCACGCGACACGCACCCGATCGCCGAGCAGCTGCGCAGCGGGGTGGTGGAGGAGAGGACGGGCCGAACATCGCCTTCTCAAGACCTGATTCCTGGACTCGAGGATCGGCGGTTCACGGGGGACGAGATGCAGTCCGGCAAGATGCTGGACGAGCTCTCGCGCATGCTCGGATAGCCCGTGTCGCGTCGGTCCTCCGTAGAGAGGGCTGACAGATGACCGTAGCAACTTCTCTGAACGTCGGCGCCATCAAGGGTGACGCGCTGACGGCGTTCAACGCCATCCTCAAGATCTACTACGAGGGGGCGACCCAGGATCTGCTGAACAGCAAGCGGATCCTCACCCGCATCGTGCGGACCAACACGAGGGACGTGGCCGGCTCCGAGGTGGCGTACAGCGTGAACACCGGTCGGAACGAGGGTCAGGGCTTCGTGGGCGAGCGCGCCCAGCTGCCGGACCCGCGGTCGCAGACCTACCAGCAGGTCCGCTACTCGACCCGGAACGACTACATCCGGATCCTCTTCACCGGCCAGTCCGTGGCCTCGTCCCGCAGCGATCGAGGGGCGTTCCTGCGGATCATGGACTCGGAGATCCGTGGTGCGGCCCGGGACAAGCAGCACGAGAACAACCGCGTCATGTTCAGCGACGGCACCGGCCGCCTGTGCCAGGTGAACGGCGCCGTGGCGTCGGCCACCTTCGCCGTGGACAACCCCGGAGGCATCGTCTCCACCGCACTCGGCACGCAGTACATGCGGACCGGCATGAGAATCTGTGCATTCTCCGCGGAAGCCGCTGCTGTCGGCG